TTATTCTTCCAGCCGGAAATACAGCTGACGGGCGGAAGTATCGCTGATGCGGATGGCGGGAATGCCCATGCGGATGGGAAAATGGAGCGTGAAGGTAAGCTTTCCTTTTTTCTGAGAAGTGCGCATTTCGGAGGTCATGGACTGGAAGGCTCCGTCGATATAGTAGCCTGCAGCCCAGGAATCGATTTTATCAAGACCGCCTTCAAAATCATTGATATGGAAAACATAATCGGCGATGCCCATGACGAATTCGGCCTTGCACCAGGCGGAATCGGAAGAAGCGGCGGAGTAGAAAACGGCCGGATTGTCCGCAAGGGTGCGCATGGAGGCATGCATGGCAGTGGTGCTCTTGTCCACACCGAGATAGCGCCTGCCAAGGCGGCTGGCTGCCGCGGGCATGGATGCGCTTCCGCAGAAGAGGTCTACTACGAGGTCGCCTTCGCGGGAGGCACACTTGACAATACGCTCCATAAGGGCGCCGGGCTTCTGACTGTCATACCCGGTGCGACGCGGGTCGCGCTGCTGAATGTGGCTGACATCGTCCCATACGTCGCTGGGCGGGACGGGTTCATCATCGTAATAGGTATAGACCTTGCCCGCCGTGCGAACGGAGCGATAGACGCGGCCATCCGAATCGACATGGCGCTTGAGATGATTATCGCGTGCGCCGCGCGGAGCGGAAACGGATTCGGAATCGAAGAAAAGCTTCGAGGATTTGCGATAGAAGAAGATATTGTCGTGCTTGCGGCTGAAATGGCGGCGGGAACGTCCGCCGGTCTGATACACCCAGATGATTTCATTGACGAAATTGCGTTCGCCGAAGATTTCATCCAGCAGGATGCGCAGATGCGCGCTGCGGTGCCAGTCGCAATGAACAAAGATCGAACCGGTCGGGGAAAGCAATTCATGCGCAAGCGAAATGGCAGAGCGCATCATGGCAAGATATTCGTCAAGCGGCAGGTCATCGTCATAGGCAGGGAGCGTGACGGAGGCGTTGCCGCTTTTCCAGTCCCCTTCGCCCTGCTTCATGCGCATGACAAAGTGATCGCCCGTGCCGAAGGGCGGGTCCATATAAACGAGCTGAACCTTGCCCGCGTATTCCGCAATCAGAAAATCGCGGATGGATTCCAATTCCGAGCAGTAAATGCGCCCGGGTGCGCCGTTGCCGGCCTGTTCTTCGCGCTCAGGATAAAACTGTATCATGCTTTAATTCTCCACCGGTCGAATGATAAAGGTTGCATTGCCGCTGCGGACAGGTCTGTCAATGGAAAGATTGATGCGCCATGCGGAGCCGAGATTTTCCACCGAGGGGACAAGACCGCGCTCCCATTCCAGAACCAGCTCGCCGATGACGGCGTAGGTTTCTTCAAGGGAAGGCATTTCGGGCGTGATGAAATGGAATTCGATATTGTGCTTTTCGCGCGCAAAGCCGAACATTTCGATAATGCGCACTTCGCACCGGTCAAAGGGAAGCATGACGGTGCGCTGCCAGGTTTCAAGACCGAGCCGATCGGGATAGGATTCCGCGATATCGGCGCTGAGATAGTGCGCGTCATGCCGGATTTGCGATTCCAGGAAAGCGATTTTTCCGCCGGGAAGCTGCCCCTGCGAATCAATCGAAGGGAGATTGTGCGCCCCGGTGGAGTGATGGCCGCTGCCCAGATCGAAAAAGACGGGACGCCCACGGAAAAACAAAGAAAGATCGCCTGCATCGCAATGGATGCTGGACGGGTCCCCGGCGTGGATGGCTGCGGTAAAGCGCTCCACCCGCGCGACGGCAAGCGACGAGCCTGCCGGCGAACCGGAAGGCAGCGAGCCGGGACGAAGGGATTCGCGATCAATATCCGCTTCGTACATGGCGGAAAGAACGCGGCCGGTCATATTTTCAGGATGGGAAAGCGGCGCTTCCATGCGGAAAAGCTTTGCACCCAGTGCGCGGAGCTGATCATTCCCCGTGCCGCGGCCAAAGCGATAAAGAGCTGCGCCGGAAGGAGAGGACTGCATGCTGCGCTCGCCCGGATTGACCCACCAGTTGCCGGCAAGATTCGCATGCAGCGGCATGGTGGAAAAGGAACGGAGCATGCGCCTGAGATCAATTTCATTGCCGGTGGCAAAGTACAGGATGGTCAGCGCATCCATAAAATGCCCGCCGGCTTCCTGCCAGATATCAATGGACGGGGAATACAGGCGGCCTATGCCCTCCTCCATCCAGTAAGCAAGGCGGCGAACTGCGCCCCAGCGGCGCGGAGAATCCTGCTCCGAAAGCAGAACCGCTACGAGAAGCGGCGAAAGAACCGCCGGATCTGAGGTGGGAAATTCCATATTTTTGCTGACGGGATCGCTGACACGGCGCGTGATTTCGCGGCGGATGCGCCCGTCCAGAGATGAGGACATGCGCCAGATGGGCTTATACGCAAGGCAGTTTGCCCAGGAAAGCAGCGCAGCCGTTTCGGCGGCTTCGCGTGTGTAGGGATTTTCGCGGACGGGAAGCGATTCGCCGCCGAAAAGAGCCCAGGAGCTTTCCTCACAGATGGCCCAGACAAGATCGAAAATGCGCGCGTCGTACCGGTCGGTATCGTGAACACAGGCGCACATCACAAATGCGGCGAGCATCTGGCGGCGCATTGCATAGGACTGATGATAATTCGGCGCGCCGCGGAGCATTTCCGTGGCGGTCCAGACGGGAATGGGCAGATTGAAATACCGCTCGGCTTCACGCGTGAGCGCGTCGCGGCATGACTGCGTGATGCGCGGCCAGATTTGCGAAAAAGCGCGCTTTAAGTCGCCTTCCGGTTTCAGGTGTGCGCGGATTCTATCAAGATGCTCGGTCAGCACGGTACATCCCCCCATCCTATATCGTTAATATTACCACAATCGCGTTATTTGCGCAAGCAGGACCGTACGCGGCAGAAGAAAAGCATATCACAATTTTTGATATAGTTTGGACGTTCGGGTAGAAAAATCGGAATTGAGGGGTTTAGAATGGCCGCAGCGTGATAATCACACGCAATTCAACGGCGGATGTACCGCAGAGAGGAGAAAAAATGGCAAGAAAGATTTGGGACACCGAAAGAAAGCTCCATGAGATGGAGACGGCTGAGATTTCCCCCACGCTGGAAGAAAAATTCGACGAGATGATTCGAGGCGAATTTAAGCAGGTGTATGAGAATCGCATGAGGGAAGATGTCGAAAAACAGGCAAGACAGATTCGTGCACAGAAGAGCATCGAAACGCAGCTTGACGAGGTGAAACGCCTGTATCCGGATTTTGATCTGGCAACCGAAATGAAGAATCAGCATTTTGTGGGCTTGGTCAGGGCGGGCGTCGATTTTGTGACGGCGTACGAGGTTGCACACAAGGATGAGCTGATTACCGCCGCAATGGCCTATGCGGCCCGAAGAGCAGCAAAGGCAGCTGCAGATAATATTCAGGCACGATCCAGACGCGCTCCCGAAAACGGCGCTTCGCCCAGAACCAGCGCCATGCCGAAAAACCGTTCCGTGGCGGATATGACCAGACAGGAACGCGATGCACTGGCAAGGCGCGCAATGAACGGCGAAAAGATTGTGCTGTAATAGTAATCTCTGGTTGATTCGTGAGCGCCTTGGGCTTCGCCTTTTCCGCCATCTGCGGCTTGCAGGAATCTCGATTTACCTCCAGTAAACCATCGATCCCTGCAATTGCACCTGACGAAAAATTCTTTGCCCAAGTACTCCCTCATTCAACCAGCGCTTACTAGGGCTGAAAAATAAAAAACGATATGGATAATCAAGGAGGAACATAATGGCAGATTACAAGGTTCAGACCACCAATCTTTCCGCAGAGGGCAACAACCTTTCCGCGGAAATGAAAACCTTTTACGAAAAGCAGCTGATCGACGCTGCTGAACCCGCACTGGTGCATGACCAGTTCGGCACGCACTATCCCATTCCGAAGAACGGCGGCAAGACGATCGAATTCCGAAAGATCGATTCCCTGCCCAAGGCGCTGACTGCGCTGACCGAGGGCGTGACCCCGCAGGGCAACAAGCTCAACGTGAGCAAGGTGATTGCAGAGGTCGGTCAGTATGGCGACTTTGTGCCGATTTCGGATATGCTCGATCTGACCGCCATCGATCCCATGATGGTGGAAACCACCAAGCGACTGGCTGCGCAGGCAAGCCGCACGCTGGATACCATCACCCGAGAGGTGCTGGCAGCCGGTACGAATAAGGTTTTTGCCCCGAAGAAGGACGGTACCGAAGTGCAGCTGCGCGAGGACGTGACCGCCGATTGCGAACTGACGCCCCGCCTGATCCGCATGGTTGCAGCAAAGCTCAAAAGACAGAATACCCCGAAGATCGGCGACAGCTATGTGGCCATCATTCATCCGGATATTGCATGCGACCTGCAGGGCAACGAGGAATGGATCGAGGCGCACAAGTACGCAAATCCCGAAAATATCTATTTCGGCGAGATCGGCAAAATGGCCGGCGTGCGCTTCGTGGAGACCACTGAGGCAAAGGTTATCGGCCCGCAGGAGATTTTTCCCGGCATGTGCCGCATGAAGCTGCGCACTGCGCTGGATTCCACCGGTTCCACGGTGATCGCGGTTGAGGAAGAAATCACGAATGCAATGGCGCAGGAGCTTGAAGCACGCGTTGCAGCCGGTGAAAAGATCATGATCTATGTAGGCGGCAAGGAGGCATCCGTCAAGAGCGCAACCGCAGGCGAAGCCGGCAGCGCAAGCATTACGGTGGAAGCTGCGGTCAAGAGCGTCGAAAAGGGCGCGGTTGTATGCGGTACCGGCGCGGGTAAGGACGGCAGCGCCATTTACATGACCATCGTGCTTGGCGCGGATGCCTACGGCGTGACCAGCATTGCGGGCGGCGGACTGGAGCACATCGTAAAGGGTCTTGGCTCCGGCGGCACGAGCGATCCGCTCAACCAGCGCGCAACCTGCGGATGGAAGGCTACCAAGACCGCTGAACGCCTGGTGGAGCAGTATATGGTGCGCGTGGAACACGCAAGCCCCACCTTCTCGCATGAGGCGGTTTCCAATTAAGGAGGCAGAATATGAAGAAGAACGTGAAGATCCGCCTGTTTAAGGATAACGGCAGGTATAGTGCGCCCGTGTTTGTGGGGCTTAACGACTATACCGCGCTGATTCCCCGCGGCGTGGAGGTGTCCGTGCCCTACGCCGTGGCAAAAATGCTTGAGGAAAGCCAACAGCAGGACGCTGCGACTGCACTGCTCATTACCCGCATGACCGGGGAGTATGAGGTTAGAGCCGCGGAGATGGGTTAAATGCCCTCATCCGTCAGTCCTGCGGACTGCCACCTTCCCCCGGAGGGGGAAGGCTTTGGGGACGAAATCATTGAGTAGGTGCGGAGGAAGGTATGACGATAAAAGAAGCAATTGATATCTGCGACCGGATGCGGCCGAACGACTTTTCCTATTTTGAAAAGGAAATGTGGGTGCGGGAGCTGGAGGCGCGGATCGAAGAAGAAATAATTCTGACACATGAAAAGGGTATGGAAATGGTCAGGATGCATGCGGAGGACGGGATTTTGTATGCCGGGACACCGCACGACAGCATGTATCTTTCCTTTTTGCTGGCGAACATTGACCGGGCGAACGGAGAAAGCGCAAGATACAACGAATCGGCTGCGACATTCAATGCGCAGTATACGGCATATTCCGCATGGTACAACCGCACGCACATGCCGCTGGCTGTGCGGGTGGACGTGAGGGAAAACAGATGAAGCTGCCGTATGTGAAAGGGGCCGGGAAAACAACCGGCGTGATGACGGCCTTCGGCGCACTGAATACAAATGAAAGCGCCGGGGAAAACGAGTTTATTTGCATGACGAATCTTTCCGGACATGCATATCCCTATCTTGCCACGCGCAGGGGGCGCAAAAAGGAGCGCTCCCTCGCCTCGCCCGGCACACTCATCGGCTATGCGGATGAATTGATTGTGATTGATGACGGCAAGGTGTACATGGGAAACGAAATTCTGGCGGAGATTTCGCATGGGGAAAAGAAAACCGCGCTGATGGGTGCGCTTCTTCTGATATGGCCGGACAGGATCGAGATCAACCTTAAAAACGGAGAAGTGCGCAGGCTGGAAAACAGAATTGAGGTATCCGGCAAGATAAGGGTTTCGCAGTCTTCCCTTTCCGGCGAGGACAGCGATACGGGTACCTTTATAAAGATTGCAGCCGACGGAATCGGGCACGGTTTTCGGGCATGGGACGGCGTGGAGATTGACGGGCTGGAAGAGGAAGGCTTGAACGGCGCACATATCCTCTACGCCGTGGAGGAGAATTTTCTGATCGTACCGGGTATACAGGCGGCATCCTTTGAGCAGGCGGGCGGCGTGGTCGTGGAGCGAAAATGCCCGGATATGGATTTTATCGCCGTGCAGGGAAACCGCGTATGGGGATGCTCCGGTGAAAAACATGAGATTTATGCTTCCAAGCTGGGCGACGCATCCAACTGGAGGGCATTTGCCGGGACGGCGGCGGATTCCTATGCTGCGACGGCGGCAGCTGCGGGCGATTTTACCGGCGCTGCGGCGGTGAATGATACGGTGGTGTTTTTTCAGGAGGACGGATTTCATAAGGTGCTGGGCACAAAGCCTGCCAATTTCCAGATTGTGCACACGCCGGCAAACGGTGTGATGAAGGGATGCGAAAAATCGCTGTGCATGCTGGACGGGTGCCTGTACTATATGGGAAGAAACGGCGTGTATGCCTATGACGGGGCGCTGCCGGTGAAGGTTTCCCGCGCACTGGATATGTGGAAGCTAAAGGATGGATGCGCGGGCGCGGCGGGAAATCTGTACCGGCTTTCCTGCCGGGATGAAAACGGAAACGGGCATATGCTGGTATTCGACGTGCAGACCGGGCTTTGGCACCGGGAGGATGATATTAAGGCTCAGGCATTTGCAAGCGCCGGAGGAAAGATGTACTTTGCGGCAGACGGTGCGCTGTATCAGGCGGACTGCGGCGAGGAAAAATTTGAATGGGAATGCGTGACGGGCCGAATGGCGCTGGATTTGCCGGGGCATAAGTATCTTTCCCGCATCACGGTGGAGTGCGAAACGGACAGGGGCGCAAAGATTGCCGTATCCGTAAGATACGATGACAAAGGACCGTGGGAAAAGGAGATGGTTTCCTACGGGAGACGGTCTGTGACATTGAATCTGCGGGAAAAACGGGCATCCTTTGCCAGAATTCGTCTGCGCGGTACGGGCAGCTGCCGGATTTATTCCATTGCACGCGGACTGCAGGCGGGAAGCGAGATATTGCCGGGGAAACGATATGAATAATGTTATTTGGAGTCCGCATCCCAGACAGGCGGAATTTTTGAAAAGGCGGGAGTATGAGGCGCTGTACGGCGGCGCGGCGGGCGGAGGAAAAAGCGACGCTGCGCTGATGCTGCCGCTTTACTGGGTGCATGTGCCCTGTTTCAAGGCGCTGATTCTGAGAAAGACATACCCGGAGCTGGCTGAACTGATTGACAGGAGCCGCAGCTGCTATCAGGCCGCATTTCCGAAGGCGAAATACCATGTGCAGGAGCATAGATGGACATTTGCATCCGGCGCGGGTGTATTTTTCGGCAGCATG